TGGTGAAATTGTTAATGATGATATAAAGCGTTTAGCTGGTCGTATCTTTAGTGATAATCAAAATAAAGTAATAGAATCTACAGAAGTTATTAATGATAAAAGATAAAGTACAACGTAAATATTACAAAAAACACAAAAAAGAAATTAATAAAAAGAAGAAAGAATATACTAAAAAGTATCCACATATATTACGAAAAGCTAGATTAAAAAGAGAGTATAATTTAACTTTAGAGGAATATGATAAAATGTATAACGAGCAACATGGACGATGTGCAATATGTAGTCAACCTGAAACTAAAATATATTTTAGAACTGGTTTAGTACAAAGATTATGCGTTGACCATAATCATAAAACGAATATAGTTAGAAAATTATTATGTGATAAATGTAATAGATTGCTTTCACTAGCAGATGAAAATGTAGATTTATTATATGAAGTTATTAATTATCTAAATGAATATAAATAGGAAAATATTTGATGAGTCAGATAGAAAGCAAATTGAAAATAGAGAAATTAGATAAAGATATTATTGATGAATTTAAAAAATTAATTGAGAAAATGGGAAAACTTAATAAAAATAATCATGTATGTCCACATTATGGAAGGTGTCCTACGTGTGGTCGAAAATATAATGATTGGGATGAGTACTGGCCTTATAGATTAGATAAAGATATTATTTATGAAAAGAGATATATTAGATATTATAACCAGTAAGTTATTGAAATGTTGTTCAACACATCAAAATAATAAATATGGTAATGGCGGTTGTTTAATATTTTGGGATACAATAAGTAAACCAGATCATCCTTATATATATTGGTTTGTTAGAAAAACAAAACTTGGAAAGTGGATTGAGCAAAGATGGGTTAAGAGAACTCATAAAAGAATTGCAGTTTTTAATCCATGAAGCTATCTACAATAGATAATCCTGATTCTTTTTTAAAGGCTATACCAAGAGATTTGGTAGAGAATATTAATTTTAGACAGAATCTACATTCATATCTTGCTACTGATATTGCTGCTCAAAAAGTTTATTTGGAGATGTGCTTTGCTCAACCTCAAATTGCCTTTAATTCTGCTTTTTGGGTGTATGATGCAGATAGTTTACCAGGATATAGAAACAGACCATTTATACTTAGGGAGCCAAAACAGACTTTATTCGTAGATAGAATTAAACACGCTATTGATTATCAACATGATTTAGTAGCAGATAAAAGTCGTAAAGAAGGTGCAACAGAAATAATTTGTAAGATGTATACTTTATACTGGTGGTTAAGCCCATTAACATCTTTTCTTATTGGTTCTCGAAAAGAGGATTTAGTAGACCAATCAACTGAAATTAAACATGGAATTATTTTAGGGCCACATCAATGTTTGTTTCATAAAATACTTTATGCTATAAATACACTACCAGCATGGGTAAAAATTAATTTTTTAAAGAAACATAAGTTTCTACAGAATTTAGATAATGGGGCTATGATAGAGGGTGAGGCTACTAATGAAAGTTTTGGTGCCGGTAACAGGGCTGTATCTGTTTTAGTTGATGAGGTAGCTCGTATCGAACCACCAATAGCTCAGAATATAATTGACAATATACGTGAAACATCTAAATGTTGTATTTATAACTCTACCCATTTTAAATGGGGAAGTGGACATCCTTACGCCAAATTACTTAGAAGTAATAAGATTGAGGTAGTAACACTTGGATTCGAGGATAACCCTGAAAAAAATCAAGGGTTATATTGTTCTCCTTCTGCTGGTGTAATACAAATTAAAGATATAGATTATTATAGAAGTAGATGTAAACTATTTAATAACATTGAATCTATGCAATCTATAGCAGTTGATCCTATCAAAAAAGAATTGCAAGAATATGATATTAGATTTGTGGCTGATGGTGGGGAATTAAACTTTGGTAGGGATAGAAGTATTTGGTTTGATGCTGAAGAGATACGTTCTCAATCTAAAATGGATATTGCTCAAAATATCCTTCGTATTGCACAAGGCTCTGCTGATCAATTTTTTGATCCTGAGATGATTCATAGATTACGAGCAACCTATTCTGAAACTCCAAGATATAAAGGTGATATAAAGTTTGATATAATTAAAAATAAAATTACTAATATTAAGTTTACAACTCAATCACATGATAAATTATTTTATTGGTGGGGTAAATTAGATGCTAACTATAATCCTGATATTACTCATAATTATATTGTTTCTTGCGATATTAGTCGTGGCACAGGAGCCTCTAATAGTGTTCTTGCTGTATGTGACATTAATACCCAAGAAATATGTGGTTTGTTTGCTAGTGCTTATATTGATGTTAGTGATTTTGCTGAGTTGGCGATTGCTACTTGCAAGTGGTTAGATAATGCTTATTTAATTTGGGAGGCTAATGGGCCTGGCGATACATTTGATAAACGATTAGTTAAATATGGTTATAACAGAGTATATATAAATCGTAATGAGCGTTCAATAAAGCATGATAGAAGTATGTATCGTGGTTGGAGAAGTACACCTGGGCCAAATGGTTCCAAGATGGATATGCTTACACAACTTGATGCTGCTCTCGGTGAAAGTTTAAAACATGAAAGATTGTATAGATATTTAGTTTTACATGATGCTGCCACTATTAATGAACTTGAAGATTATATGTTTGATGTCCATAAGATTGATGTTAAACCATCAAACTCTATAGATGAAACAACTGGGGCACAGTATGCTCACGGTGATAGAGTAATTGCTGTAGGACTGTGTGTATTGGCAATGAATGAGGCACATCCTGCTGATTTAAGAAGAAAGAAAACACCACCTGTAAATTCATTTGAGCATAGATATAGAAAGTGGCAGGGTGAAAAAGAAGAAAACAAACAATTTATTCGTGAAAGATGGTAATGCAACGCCCCTTAGATAAAACTGATGTTAAATTAAATTTTGTTAAAAAGTTACAGAAACTAACTGTAGCATGGCAGAAGTTAAATGATGGGCCTAATAAGCACGTTCAACAGATGTTAAATGCTAGAGCTTCTGGTTATTATGATATTGGTTATAAAAGAACGCATACGCTAAATTTAATTGATCGTGGCGTTAGTACTGTAGTACCATTCCTTGTAGAAGGCGATCCAAAGGTTATGGTTAATACTAAGATTGCCAGTCTTAAACCTTGGTCATGGACTACTGAATTAGCATTAAATTTTTATATTAAAAAGTTAAAGTTTGCAGAAAATATTTTAGTACCGTGTGCTATAAACTCAATGTTTAGTGCAGGTATAACTAAAACTACATTAACACACGATAAAGATTTAGTTTATGGTGAAAATACTTATCAACTTGCAACTCCAACGGTACAGGTTATTGATAATACAAATTATATAGGAGATGCTTCTGCTAAATGTAGACAAGATTTTGTATTTGAGGGAGATATTTATAGATTACCGACTGATTATGCTAAAGAGTTTTTTGGTAAAAAGTTTGCCGATTTAATTATTGCAGACCAAACTTTATTTGAAGATTACTCTCCAGAGGAAATATCAAAACCAGACTTTGATAGGAATTTATTATCTATTAGAGATTATTCTACGTTTATAGACATTTATCTTAAAGATGAAGGTGTTATAATTACTATAATGCCTGATGGTAAAACAACTAAAATTTTAAGAACGGTAGAATGGGAAGGGCCTCCAGGTGGGCCTTACGATTATTTATGTTATAATAATTTTCCTGAAACTCCAGTACCAATTCCTCCTGCCTGGTCTTGGTACGATAAAGATGTAACAGTAAATATTCTTATTGAAAAGATGAGACAACAGGCAGAAGCACAAAAAGATTTCCTTGTTTATGAGGATGGTGCAGAAGATGATATAGCAAGAATAACTAAAACACCTTCTAATGGAACTGTTAGAGTAAATAACCTTGCATTGATTAAAGATATGCACACAGGCGGAGTTAATCCACTTAATTATGAATGGGTTAATTTTATACTTAATGAGTTTACAAAAGAAGGTGGTAATGCAGATGTTGTTGGTGGTCGTTCTGCTCAAGCTCCAACATTAGGTCAAGAACAAATGTTAATGGCCAATGCCACTAGAATTATCTATAATCAATTAACTCGTTTTCATAGTTTTACATCTTCTATTATAAATAAATTAGCCTGGGGTTTTTGGGTTGATCCTACTGTATGGATTCCTGTTGTAAAGGAAATACCTGGAATTGGTGAACTTCCTACTATATTTTCTAATAAAGGACAAGTAGGAGATTTCTATGATTTTATTTTTGATATAGTTCCTCATTCAACACAAAGAACTAATCCAGAAATAAAGTTTAGAGGTATGATGGAGTTCTTAACTCAGTGGGTTTTACCAACATTACCACTTAGAGCACAACAAGGTGGTTCAATAGATTTCCAGGCAGTAGACGAAACATTAGCAAGATATAAAGATATTGATACATTTAATCAATGGTATAAAAGTGTATTACCACAAGCATTAGAATCTATAGATTATAAAATGCTACCTAGCGGTCAACAGGGCGGTATGAGTGAATCCTCACAATCAGCTAAAACAGAGAACTTGTATCAGGCATCCTCGGCTGGTAGAGCAGGAGCTAAACCTTCTCCAAATCAAAAAACTGGAGCGTCTAATGAATAGGAAATATAGAATTATTGTGTTGTTGGTTATACTTGGATGCTTGTTATATATAAAATATTTACCAGTCAGCCCAGAAGTTGTTAAAATAGAAGTTATTTCAATAAATGGGGATAAGTGGGAAGGTAGCGGAGTGTTTGTACAAGATGATATTATATTGACTGCGGGTCATATTGTACAAGATGCTGATTTAATTGATATAACATATTTAAATGGCAATGTAGTTTACGCAAGTAGCTGGTATAAAGAAGATAATGTAAATATTGGATTTATAAAAGTTAATACTTGGAAGAAAGAATCAATATTAAGATTTACTAAACCTAAAGTTGGACAAACAGTAATAGCGATTGGAAATCCATTTGGTTATTATCCTGTTATGACAAAAGGTATTGTATCTGCAACGGATATTTATATACCATTTTTTGGTATAAATAAACTTATAATTACAGATTGTGCTGCTAATCCAGGTAACAGTGGTTGTCCATTATTAACAAAATCTAATAAATTAGTTGGTATGGTTATTGGTCTAAAATTTGCAGCTAATTGTTTTGTATGTGCTATACCATCAGATATATGTAAATTAAGTTTAGAGAAATACTTAGTAACTGAGGAGTTAAAGGAATCATGCCGCTAAATAAAAAAGGCAAAAAGATTTTGGCTAATATGATAAAGAAGTATGGTTCTGAAAAAGGAAAGAATGTGTTTTATGCTAGTCAGAACAAAGGTACTATAACTGGTACACATAAATCTAAAAAATTATATCGCCGAAAGAAAAAATAAGTGGAATGGTTAAAACAAATATTTGATAGACTACTTTCGGTTTTTCCTCATATTTTTATTACTAATATTGGTAAAAGTCGTAATTTAAGATTACTATTAAATAATAATATTATTAGTAAATAATTAAATAATGAAACATTATTCTTGTACATCTTGTCGTTTTGAACAGTTTATAGGCGACTATGACCCTATACCAGTTATTTGTCCTAACTGTGAAAGTAAATCTTGCAGAGTGGTTTATAATGTACAACCAAGAGAAAAATCAGAATTTGTGAATATTTGTTATGGTGAAAATGAGAGATGGTCTTGGGCATTAGGCTGCAATGAGAATCAATTAGCAGAGAAAATGAAAAAACATCCTGGAGCAGAATTTCGTAAAGCTCCTGGTGGTGGTTATCAAATGCGTATTGAAAACAGAACAGCTAAAAAGAGACGGATGAAAGAAGCAAATTATGAGGAGTACGGATAATCTCATTGCTGCATTTAAAGAATATTATAAGAACAGAAAATCTAAATCTGTTTTACGTAGATTGAGGAAAATAGAGATAGAGATTAGTAATATAAAAAGTAAAGTTAATAGAATGTATTATGGCAATAAAAATAGGAGACAAATCAATGACCAGTAATAAATTACACCCAAAATTTATCCCAGAGAAAACTTGTTTATGGTGCAATTGTACTTTTCTTCCGTCTGATAAATCATCTGAGGAGTATTGTGAAGATTGTACAAGATATGGATATAAATTACCTGATAATGGTAAGAAACCAGATGAACCAAGAGAGTATTTATATCGTAAACCTGAGGTTCAACCAGTTATAACACCTGTTGCAGTATTGGATACTAAACCATATAGGCCTAAGAAGTGTAAGAAATGTGGAAATGATTTTGTTCCATCGAGTCCTGCCCAAAAAAATTGTGATGGTTGTAGAGGTACAAAATAATGACTAAAGAAACGATAGATCAAGTTGATAATACAGTGGTAGATAATAGTGATACTTCTATAGATAATAAAGATATTACTGTAGAGGATACTATTAGTAATATTGATAAGATGCTTAAAGACCCGAAGTATAAAAATCCTGTTGTAACAGAAGATGATACAACAGACGTTGACTCTACTGATTCTGCGGATGATGTAGTGTCAGATGATACAGATGTAGTAGATTCAGATGGTGAGCCTGATGATTCTACTGATGCTCCTGCGGGAGATGATACGACTAAGGTCGTTGATGCAAAAGACGGAGACGATTGGGAAGAAGTTAATCCCGCTATCGCTGCTCCGTTTATTCAAGCAGCGTTGTCTGCTGGTTGGCCTGTGTCCAGAGTACAAGAGTATGCTGAGACACATAGTGACGAAGATTTGATGTTTATAACAAATCTTATTACTAATCAGGCTGTTAGTAATACTAATGTAGTCAAGGATGATATAAAGGATAGTAAACTTGAAGAAACATTTAAGTTAGATGATACTGTGTTGAAGCAGGTGGCAGAGGATAGTAGTGAAGGTACTGCTAATGTAATTAAATCTCTGGCTGCCGAACTTCAGGCTGCTCGTTCTGAGATTGCTAATATTAAAAAGGATTTTGGAGATATACAATCAAACAATCAAAGAACTGCCGAAATTACACAGTATAGTGTAGCTAATGAAATGTTTGATAGAGTTGCAGAGACTATGCCATCAATAGGTATAACAAACGAATTACCAAAATACCCTAATGGCGATCTTGTACAAACTAGTCCAGAGTTTAAAGCACGTGATAAGGTTTATACTCGTGCTATTAATCTGACTAAATTAGGTATGTCATTTAGGGATGCTATGGATGATTCATTCCAGTGGTATCGTGGTGGTTTAGTTGAACAAGAGTTAGAGGGTAACATTCTAAAGAAGATTAAGAAGAATGAAAAGCGGTTATCTCCTAAAGGTACTGGTAAACAAATGACTACTAAGTATTCATCGGAGAGGGAACGTAGAGCCGCCATTGTAAATGATATTGCTAGAAAACATGGAAGCGAACTAGCAGAATAAATAAAATGAGGAGTAAGAAATGGAAGCTGTTTTACATGAACAAGCTGTTGATATCTTTAAAGGTACGTTTCAGGATGTTGTAAAACGTCAACCTTTTATGACTTGGGCTTATACAAATTATAATCTTTTAAATAGTTTGTGGAACGGTCGTATGAAGGTGGGCGGAGGTAAGTATATTGAGCGTCCTATTACCTTGAAAGATGAGCAAAACGCAAAACATAGAGGAAACTGGGAAGAGGATACACATAATGTAGTGAATATCAATGAGGATATCCGTGCGGATTGGGTAACTGCTTCTAGTAATGTTTCCTATAATGTAATGGAGCAGTCTGAGAATAAAGGTGCTGCTCAGATTTATGATGTTATTGAGAGTAAAGTAAATAATATGTATCGTGAGTTAGCTGATGAAATGTTGGAGAATTGTATTACTACACCAACATCTTCAAGTGATAAGAACACGCCCAAAGGTATACATGCATGGTTGACTTATGGTACTAATGGTAGTACTGGTGGTTGGACGGGTTATAGTCCTAGATATAATGATGGTAATGGTACTTCTGCTGCTACCTTCAATGCTGGTGGAATTAGTTGTAGTTCAACTGATAAAGCAAGATGGGCTAATTATTCTGCTGACCATGATGGTGACTTGGATGAATCACTATTAGTATTACTTGATAGGGCCACTCGTAAGTTAAATTTTGAAGGCCCACAGAATCCTAAAGCATTGGATAATACTGGTCGTCAGGCTGGTAAGTTTTCATTGTATTCCAATGATAATGTAATTGGCACGATTAATCTGCTTTATGCTAAGTCAGATGATCAGATGGGATTCAGGATTGGTAGTCACTTTGGTCGTCCTGTATTTAAAGATATGACATTCCAGTATGTACAACTTTATGATACAGCTAATACAAGTATTTATGGAACTGATCCTATTGTCGGTATTAATCATAATTTGTTTTACCCAATAGTTCTTTCAGATTGGGATTTCAAGGTTGGTAAACCACGTCAGAGAGATGGTCAGCATTTAGTTTATACTATTGATGTAGACGTCAGGTACACATACCTCATGGAAAACAGGCAATTCGGAGGTTTTATAATTAGCGAACGTGGAGCATAACTAACTGCAAACAAAGGAGTTATATAATGGTTGAGTACGATTCGGATGAATTAAGGCTCGAACAAATATAGTGGATGACGTAACACTGTATTTGGCCTAATTATTTTACGTTATTGAGGAATAAGAAATGAGTAGTGGAAATGTAAGTTTTGGAACAAATATTTCAGTTTCCAAGAAACGAGTTCGCTTCGATAATAATAGCGGAGCAAGTATTACTTTATATGAGGGCACTCCTGTTTGTTATAACTATGATACTACAACTAATGTATTAGGTTGGGACAAGGAAAATGATGAAGAAGGAACTACTACTGCTGAAGGTTATCAGAATGAAGGTAAATATCAGATTGTAGAATTAGCATCTTCTACTAATTATAATTGGTTAGCGGGTTATGTAGCATATCCTTATTCCAACGAAGTGATAGCAAATGGAGCAACCAAATGGATTGATATATATGAACCTAATGGAGCTATTATACCAGTTAGAACAGATGCAAGTTGTGTTGTAGGAGTAACAATACTGGGATTAACCGATGCCGGTGTGGTTCTTTCACAATCTACTGGAGATGATGATCCAATAGCTTGTGCAATAGCTATGGAAACAGTTGATAGATCAAGTGTGAATGGAATAGTTTTAGCTAAAGTATTTGCAACGGGTCAGGTGATTGTTGGCAATACCGCTTACTTCTTACCATCTAACTATAGAAACGGTAGAGCTTATGGTGTTACTGTAGATGGAACCTGCTTTTTCCAAGGAGCGGCTGGAGCACAAGAGTATTTAATGCAGTTAATTGGTTATAAATCAACTGCTGCTACTGGTGATTGCTATGGTGGGTATTTATTCATTAAAGGTGATAATGAAGCTGCAAATGTAAATACTTATAGTTTT